AGCCAAATGACGAAGGACTCCGACCAGATGTCATTACCTCTGGATTTCCTTGCCAACCATTTAGTGTCGCAGGAAAACAACAATCTAAAAAAGATAACAGAAATCTCTGGAAGGAAACTCATAGAGTTATCAAAGAGTCCAGAGCTTCTTGGTTTATTGGAGAAAATGTTAATGGAATCGTTAAACTCTATCTCGACACCATACTTGAGGACTTGGAAAATTCAAACTACTCCACAAGGTGCTTTAATATATCGGCTCAAAGCATCGGTGCTAATCACAAAAGAGAAAGAATATGGATTATTGCCAACTCCAACACAGGACTCGGCATCGGAAAGAACGAAGAAATACAAGCAAGGTGGAACGCCTCTGACAGTAGCAGTTCAAATGTTGCCTACACCAAAAGCATCTGGTCAGGAAAATCCAGAGAGTTTGATAAAGAGAAAAGGATTACGAAAAGCGATGCAACACAATTTGACAGCAGCAGTTCAAATGCTGCCGACTCCGACATCATCGGAACACAAGTACAGACTGAAGGGAAACACGCAGCAGAGCAAATGTTTGGAATCAATGGCGAGGAGAACTGGTGGAAAATTGAATCAAAACTTCGTGGAATACCTGATGGGATTTCAACAGGATTGGACAAAGATCGAGCCAAAAGAATCAAAGCTCTCGGAAACGCAATCTGCCCACAAATACCATACTACATCGGACAAGTCATAGGGAGGTTATATGAATAAGGAAAAAATGGAAGCTATTTGGTTTTGGAAGGATAAGTGGCTGACTGGAACAAGGGATTTAACTCCACAGCAAAAAGGACATTATATTGACATGATTTGTTCATCTGATGGCAAGGGGTTGCCACAGGATATAAGAGAAATCTACCAATTGATATTGCCGTTCACCGAAGATCCAGAAATAATTGAGGAATATAAGAAAGATATTCATATTATTTTAAACAAAAAATATCAGATTGATGAGGAAAAAGGCAGGTATATTCAGCTTTTTCAGGAAGAGCAGCACAGCAAGGGTGTGGAACTAAAGGTTAAAAGAAGAAATGCTAGGCTTGGAAAGGGAGATAAAAAAGAAGTTTTGTTACAACAAAAGGGGGTACAAAAAGATAACAACCTAGATATAGATATAGATATAGATAAAGATAAGATAAGTATAAATAAGAAGGCAGAACTCTTTGCTGCATTCTGGGAGTTGAACAAGAACAAGATCCAGGTGGGAGATGCAAAAAAAGCGTGGGTTAATTTGCCTGATGATTGGGTGCAAAAGCCAGAAGAGTTAGCCAGACTCTACAACAATCATTTTGCAGATAAAAAGGACTTTGCCAAACATCCTTCCTCGTGGCTCAATGCCGAAGCATACCTCGATCAAAAGCCAGATATGTCAGCTCCAGTTGGAACAGATAATAGTCCTGCAAGATTAAAGATGTTCCAGTCGGACAAAATTACGCCATTTTTAAAGAACTACGCACAAAAATACGAGCAGGAAGTAAGGGATGCTGTAAGAAATAATGATTTAAGCAAGGACAGGGCAGAAGAACTAGGCATTTCCATTTAAAAAAAAATGCCCAAAAAAAATAAAAAGAAAAACTCTCTCCCAAATACAATTGACTTGGGTGGTCAAGAGCTAGTTCGTGATGACAAGAACAGCACTCTGGTCAGGAAGGTTGATGGAGAAAAGTTCAGGTTGGCTTTTTATGGTACAGACCGGCATTTAGAAAAGCTCTATAATTCTATATTGGACAACTATTATGCCAGAGGATTGCTTGACATCAAGGATAAGGACATCAACAGCAGGAGATATTGGGCAGGAAACAGGTTTGAAAAGATATGCCATAGGGCAGGACTCAACACTAAAGTCACAGCTAGAATGGAAGAATACATTGGTGGATCAAAGGAAGAGTTCGTTCATCGCAACATAGACGCACACTCGGAGTTTCATACTGTCATCAAGGCACTTGGAACTTTCAGGCATAAGCCAGTCTGGGATATTCTTTGGTGTGTCATTGTTCTCAACCAACCTGCACAGCACAGAATGGATGAACTGCGAGAGGCACTCGACAAGTTAATCATTTATTTTGATATGTAATTTTTTTTTGATGTTCTATATTCATACCTATTAACAAACCGATTGTAATCCACTATAAATATATACAATCAATATAATTACGACAACATTCATAGCCATCCTTTGAGATGGTTTTTTTATTTTTATGCCAGAACAAAAACTCTTCATTGCAGTTTTGGTTCAAGGATTCACAGACGCTTTAAATAAATTTCTTTGGTTAAGCAGATCCAACAAAAGATTCCATAAGGAAGCAAAGGACTGGATAGGAAGCAACGACTTCGACCAGGTCTGCTCTTATGCAGGTTGGCAGCCAAACCAAGCAAAGGAAATCTATACAGACATAAGCCGACATAAACACTATCTTACAACAGAGGACATCAGATACCTGCTCAATGAAACTTTTAGTAGACGATCTGTTTTGTAGTATGTTTATGGTAGCCAATCCTGAAACAAAACAGCCAGAAATCATCATTAGGTTTACAAACTTCAATACGGAACAGGAAGCCATTGACTTTGCACACACATTCAAGAGCTTACCTCAATACGAGGACATCCAATCCGAAGAAGTAAAGGTAACGATACACTAATGTCTAATCAACAAATCATTTTAGATGAGCAACCATACAATCCAATTAAAAAAGGCAGACCGACCAAATACACCAAGACTCTAGTCAAGGACATCATTGACAAGCTCTCTCGTGGCATCTCGATAAGGGATGCAGTAAAGGAGTGTGGAATCACTTGGGCGTGTTGGCGCAACTGGATCTTAAAGGATGAGAAGCTGAAAGACGCTTATGTCCGAGCAAAGGAACTCGGCATTGAATACATCATGGGAGACCTGGACAAGAGGATTGAGAATGCTCTGGACAAGCACAAGATCAGTATGTCAGAGGTTAAGCTGCTCGAAGTCTATTCAAAGAATATGCAATGGAAGGCAGGGAAACTTGCTCCTAAATTTTACGGCACGGAGAAACAAAACCAAACTCTTTCCATCACAGGCAATGACGATAAGAAGATAGAGATAAGTTGGCAAAGCTAACTACATTCAAAAACTGTACATTCAACCCTGTGCATAAGGGGATATACCATGTACACAATGTCATCAATTGTTTCTTGAAATAGTTTACAATCATTCCAAATAGCAATGAAAAGACATTGAAACAATCAGTAACATAAGGCGTGTAAATGGAATTACTATAGGTTTATCAAGGAGGGATTGTGAAATTTGTATTTTTTTACACAAAACCCTTGTGTAATCTTATTTTTTTTAATAAAAATAATAAAAAACTACAAGACCAAGTAAATTTCTCTAGGTTATAAGCCAATTATAAACAAAGTGGGCAAGTTCTGGTCAAAACCTGATCAGCTCTTCCTGGATTTGACATTAAAAAAATCAATGTACCCCATGAGGTTGGAGCAATTGCAATTGCAACCAACTTCAACACAAGACAAATTCCCTATGAGCTTTTAAAAAATGAAAAAAACAATCAGGATATTAGCTAATCTAACGAGACAGGACACTAAAAGGTGTTTGGTCTTGTAATGGCTAATCCTGTAGCCAAAGACCTGCGGACATCCAAATATAAAATGCGAGTGAAAAAAAACAAGAAAAAATACACTAGAAAACAAAC